CGGGAACTTATTTCTATAACCGTACTGCTAAATGTATTCTGAAATGTTCCGCAGTGAAGAAGATAATAAACCAGCACGGGGGTTACACTACCCTCCCTGTGGTGAATGAGAAGCACGAAAGGTGGGTGGTCAACCAGAACGGAAAGAACACGCATGATATTTGCCGGCTGAACCATTACTATACAAGGAGTTTTGAGGAATGGAAGAGGAAGGTTGACATGGGCAACCGTGAGAGGTGGCAGGTTCCGAGAAACATTAATTTCATTCATGAGATAGATAAGAACTGTACAATATACGATCCATTGCTTTATGATTGGGATATACATACAAGGGGGACTGGGTAACATGATGTTCCAGATAGCATTCATTGAATCCCTTGCCAGAAAGTATGACTTGCAGGCGGGATATGATAATGTTGACAGTAACATCAGGGATCTTAACCGCATGGGTCGGTTTAAGGGTGTGGATATATACAGGATATTCCGTAATATAGATCTGCATACAACGGCTAAGTTCAAAAGGCGGGAGAATATAAGCCATCTTTTTGCTGATGTGGTCCCGATAGACGGCACTCTTTATGTGGGTTACGCCGTGAGTGAAAAGAACTTTTATTCAGAGGAATTTATATGGAACCTTTTTGAGCCTGTAAAGGAATATCCAAGACTGAACTGCACGAGTGTTCATGTAAGAAGGACCGATTACGTTAATAATCCCGGATATGCACAGCTGGGTGTTGATTACTATAAGAAAGCATTGGAGTGGGTAGATGGTGATGCTCTTGTGTTTACTGATGACCTCTTGTGGTGCAGGAAGCATTTCCAGGGCTTTGAGATAAGGAAGGGACCGGAGCCGGATGATCTTTTCACTATGGCATCATGCGATAATAACATAATAGCTAATTCAACCTTTAGCTGGTGGGGTGCTTACTTAAATCAGAATGAGAACAAGATAGTTATTGCTCCCCGGCAGTGGGTAGGTGACGGCAGGTGTAAGACGGAAGATATTGTACCAGATAAATGGAGGAAGATATGTATTCACAGATAGGACAGGACGATTGGGTTTTAAGCCTCTTCCCTGAGGGCTACGAGGGTTACTTCCTTGTCATAGGGGCACAGCTCCCAAGGAATACTCTCCTGTTAGAGGAAAAAGGGTGGACAGGGCTGGCAATAGATATCATCGACTGCAGTGAGGACTGGAAGGAGAGAAAGACACCTTTCATCTGCAAGGATATTTTCAAGATAGACCTTGACGAATATGGCATACCCGAGGTTGTGGATTATCTCTCTTTAGATATATCTCCGTGGCCGGGGTCAAGATATGAGTCGCTCCAGAGGGTGTTGAGCTTCGGATTTAAATTTTGTGTGGTGACATTAGAACATGATGCCAACCGTGGAATAGATCATATTCTCAGGGAACGTATTCCGCAGAGATTATTGATGAAGAAGATGGGTTATACACTTGTAAAAGAAAACGTAAATGGCTTTGAAGACTGGTATATCAACGAGGTATTACTCGCAAGCAGGGCAGGACAGGTGGGTGGCTGAGACCTTCCGTCATCGTAAAAGGGGCTTCTTCCTTGACATAGGGGCCTTTGACGGTGTTAATATCAGCAACACCTATTATCTTGAGAAGCTCGGATGGGATGGTATATGTGTGGAGCCTAATCCTGATATCTTTGCCAGGTTGACGAGAAACAGGAAAGTTAAGTGCATGAGATGTGCTATATATTCCGAAAACAAGATGATTCGTTTTCATAGAGCCGGAGCAGGAAGCGGGATAAGCCCTAACGGGGAGATAAAGATTCAGGCATATACTTTGCGGACACTTTTTGAGATATGCCAAGTTCCTGAGGTCATTGATTATATTTCCCTTGATGTGGAAGGCATGGAGGATGAAGCATTGAAAGGCTTCCCTTTTGATACTCATGCGGTGGCCCTATGGACTATTGAGCACAACTACGCTAAGGATAATGGGAAGCTGAAGCAGAGGATAAGGGATATAATGTTGTCAAATGGTTATGTTGTCGTAGTGGATAATGTCTATTGCGGGACCGATCCCTTTGAGGACTGGTGGGTGAATGAAGAATTGGTGAAAGGCCAATAAATATGGGAAGATATGGCAAGGACAATTACAACATTTAAGAAAGGTGAGGGGGGCAAGAAAAAAGGCTCTCTCAATCGTACAACACGAGAAACAAAGGAGATTCTTGTTAATGCTCTGGGCGGTCATATTGACAATATCAATGAAGCCTTGAATGAGCTGAAGGAAAAGGATATTAAGGCATATCTTGACATCATTACAAGATTACTGGTCTATATATTACCCAAGCAGAGTGAAACAGATTTGAAGGGTAACTTACCCTTTAAGGTAGTATTTGATGGAGATAGCAGGAAAGATAATACTGAAACAGCCTCACGGGAAGCAATCTGATTTCATATATTCCGAAGCCAAGCGTAAGATCATCCGTGCAGGAAGAAGGGGAGGGAAGACTTATGGCATGGCTATCTATGCAGTCCTTAAATTCCTTGACCATAGGAGAGTGTTATATGGAGCACCAACTCAGGAGCAGGTTGACCGCTTCTGGCATCTGTGCTGTGACTTTCTTAGGGAGCCGATAGAGCAGGGATATGTCTATAAGAATGAAACACGTCATATACTTGAGGTTCCGGGTACAGAGCAGAGGATAAGGGCCAAAACCTGCTGGAATGCAGATACCCTTAGAGGAGATTACGCTGACGAGCTTATCCTTGACGAGTTTCAGCTTATGAATGAAGATACATGGGAGGTGGTAGGAGCACCCATGCTTCTTGACAACAACGGCAATGCAATATTCATTTATACACCTCCTTCCCTTCAGTCAAGGTCAGTGACGAAAGCCAATGACCCACAACACGCAGCGAAGCTGTTCAAGAAAGCATCAGCAGATTCTTCAGGCAGGTGGCAGACATTCCACTTCTCCACTTATGATAATCCCTACATTGAGAAAGCAGCCATTGATGATCTTGCAAGTGATATGAGTTCTATCTCTTACCGCATGGAGATCATGGCAGAGGACATTGACGAGGCCCCTGGGGCACTGTGGAAAAGATCCACTATTGAACGCTTCAGGGTAAGGGAAGCACCGGAGCTGGTAAGGATAGTGGTAGGGGTGGACCCATCGGGTTCGGATAAGACAACATCTGATGAGGCTGGTATTGTCATCTGTGGTATTGACTCTGAGGGTCATGGCTACGTATTGGAAGATGATACAGGATTATATTCCCCGAACCAGTGGGCATACAAGGCCATACAGAAATATAACGAGTGGAACGCTGACAGAATTGTTGCCGAGGTCAACTACGGAGGGGATATGGTTGAGACGATAATACGCAATATAGACAGGAATGTAAGCTATAAGTCTGTCACCGCCTCCCGTGGAAAGTACCTCAGAGCCGAGCCTATCGCTGCACTATACGAAAGGGGTAAGATTCATCATGTGGGTCGCTACGATAAACTTGAGGATGAGCAATGTCTGTGGCTTCCGGGCGACAAGTCCCCCAACCGCATGGATGCTCTGGTATGGTGCTTCACGGATCTTATGACAAAAGACAAGCCCTCCTTTGTGCTGAAATAGTTGATAAGTATGTTGGTATGTTATCCTTATTTAGTCTAAATAAGAATAGCATTTGAAGTAATTTTGCTATGTGAAGGCAAAATACGTATTTTCATGGGGTTGATAGATCGGCTTTTAATAAAGAGGTTGGATAAGCTGCTGAAGGAAAGATCTGTCGGGAGCCAGGTCTATGGTGAGCTGCTGAAGAATGTTCAGAACAGGCCAGTTTATTTCACTGACAATATTGATTCTTATGTTAAGGAGGGTTATCTGTATAATCCTCTTGTGTATTCCATAGTGTCGTTTATTGCTCAGAAGGCTTCATCTATTCCGTGGGGGGTATATGAGGTAAAGAGCGATAAGGCACTTCAGCTTTATAAGTCAGCGAACAGGTATGATTTCAGTAAGAGGGTCATCAAGACCAAAGCTCTCATTGAGATAAAGGACCATGAGTTATCACAGCTCTTCATCACACCTAATAATCTTCAGGGGTGGGCGGAGTTCTGTGAGCAGGTTATGGGCTTTAAGCTGGTGACGGGCAACTCTTATATACAATGTATGTCTCCTACGAGCGGACTAAACAAGGGTCTGGTGAGGGAGCTATGGCATATACCCACGCAGATAATTCATCCGGTAGCTGGTGACAGGACAACGCCAGTAAAGGGCTATCAGTACTTGCAGGAGAGGGATCTTATCCCTGTGGATCAGATCATCCACCTCAAATACTGGACTCCGGAGTACTGGAACGGGGCTTTTCTTCTTGGTCTCAGTCCTATCAGGGCAGCTAAGAGGATTGTCACAAAGAGTAATTCATCTTATGATTCTTTTGTCAGCTCTTTCCAAAATATGGGAGCTTATGGCATCATCTCGGGTGACAGCAAGACCGATGACCAGATGCTAACAGAGGAGCAGGCTGAGAAGATAGAGGAGCGGTTCCGCAGGAAGACAGGGCCAAAGAACTGGGGCAAGCCTATCATCACAAGTGCAGCCCTCAAGTGGCAGCAGATGGGGATGAGTCCTGTGGATCTTAATATCATCGAGAGTGACAAGATGGATCTGAGAAGTCTTTGCAGTGTCTATCACGTACCCTCAGAGCTGTTCAATGATGCGTCCAACAAGACCTACTCCAACACGAAAGAGGCGGGATCAGCAGTATATACTAACGCTGTCCTTCCGGCTCTTAATCAGCTCAGGGATGCTTTCAACCTGTTTATCAATCCGAGGTATGAAGGTAAGGTATATGTTGACTATGATGCCTCAATGATCTCTGAATTACAGGATGATCTTAACTATATGACACAGGCCCTCTCAGGTGCCTGGTGGCTCACACCCAATGAGCGGAGGGACATGATGAACTTCGGCATGGATGAGAAGAATACTCTTATGGATGAGTACTGGCTTCCCGTGGGGCTTAGTCCTATCACTGGGGCAGGGATAGATGATGAGGCTATTGAGGAGGCAGCAAAGAGATTAGGGATAAATGATTACAAGCAGTAAGATATTGACAGCTATTATGCTGATGGTTAAAAGTCCTTTCGACAGCCGGAGCTACCGTGCAAGGTACTGGCGGAGTGTTCAGCAGAGAAGGGATGCTTATGAGCGGAAGTTCCGCATACAGATAAGGGCCACGCTGAATAAGATATATAAAGACCTTGCCGGAAGGATTGACGTGACGAACTATCGTAATGAGGAGCTTGTAAATATCATATCACAGGAGCCTATTGAGAAGATGCTTATTGAGCTGTATAAGGTTGTGGGCAGTGATTTCGCAAGGGAGCAGGTAAAGCAGATAAAAGCATCACACGAGGGATTAGAAACAAAGAGTGAAGCAGACTGGGAGGCTTATCTGGAAGATTACGTCAAGACAAAGGCGGGACTGAGGATAACTTCCATAACAGGAGAGACAAGAAGACAACTGTTGAAAATATTAAGGGATGTGCTTGAAGAAAGCATAGCCGAGGGGCTGGGAGCAGATGAAACAGCGAGGTTGCTCCAAAAGGAGGTTATCCGCAGGGGCATAGAATTAAATCGCTGGAGAAGTCTAAGGATTGCAAGAACAGAGATCATGACAGCCAGCAACCAGGGGGCTTACGTGGGAGCAGAGTCAATGAACCTGCCGATGCAGAAGTTTTGGATAGCCACGTATGACAACCGGACCCGGGATACCCATAAGATAATAGAACCGCAGAACCCGAAGGAGATGACTGAGAAGTTCTCAGTGGGGGCTTATATGATGGATTACCCCGGCGATCCGGCAGGGGGTCCAGAGGAAATAATAAACTGTCGATGTGCTATTGCATTCAGGGTGAAAAAATTTTAAGGAATTTAAGACAATGGAATACTATTTAACGAAAGATGTAGGGGAAGCGGTCAAGGATGTTGACTCAGTGAAGGGGATAGTGACGGGTTACTTTTCCATATTCGGGAACAAGGACTCTGACGGGGATATAGTTCTTCCGGGAGCTTATAGAAAGACACTAAAAGAGAATGGTCCCGGCAGTGACAAGCCGAGGATACTACATCTTTTTCAGCATGATCCTTATAAGCCTCTGGCAAAGCCTTATGTTCTAAAAGAGGACAAGACAGGATTATATTTTGAGAGTAAGATATCAGATACAGCACTGGGGAAGGATGTTCTTCAGCTCTATCTGGATAAGGTTCTTACAGAACACTCAATAGGCTATCAGGTCGTTAAACGTGAGGTGGATGAGAAAGAGGAGACGCAGAAGCTCATAGAGCTGAAGCTGTGGGAAGGCTCCACGGTAAGCTGGGGGGCGAACATGGATGCTGTGGTCTCAACAGTAAAAAATGAAGGGAAGAATAGTAAATCATGGGATATACTGATACAGAAATTAGATGCCTTGCATTCTGCCGTAAAAGGTAATTACACAGATGACACGGCAAGGCTCTTAGAGATACAATTCAATCAGCTCAAGCAGACAGTTTTTTCACTTTTGACAAAGGAGCCGGAAGTTGCCACTCCCGAGGTTAAAGAGCCGATTACAGCAGAGGGGCTGATGAGCAAATTATTAACAAGAATACATTTATAAATTCTGGAAGAATGGACGAAAAAGAATTAAAGAAACTGGAAGATCAGCTTGCAGGTCTTGGCGATGCCATTGACAAGAAGTTGAAGGAGCAGGGGGAGAAATACATCAATGCCTCAAAAGAGGTAAAAGAAGCTATCAAGGCAGAGATTGAACCCCAGCTGAAGGAATATTCCAAGCTCAGTGAGAAGGTCCTTGCGATGCAGGGACAGCTCGATGATCTGGATATTAAATTACAGAAGATGCCTTTTGGCTCGAAAGAGGCAAAGAAGAACTTCAAGGATGCCACAAGAGATGTGCTTCAGAAGCTGAAAGAAGAAGGAGGCGGATCACTCAGGGAATGGTATAACAAGAACAAGCACTTCGGAGAGATAGAGCTGAAGGTTGACGACATGACACAGGCTAACTCTTTCGAGAGTACATCCGTGGTTCCGGGTGATCATTATCCTACTATCATCTTTGACCCGGACCGCACACAGAGGGTCAGGGATCTTATAGCCCCGGGAACGACATCATCTAATGTTGTCGAGTATGTGAAGGAAGAGGCTTTTGATGACAACACGGATATCACTGCCGAAGGTGCTGAGTTCAAACAGAGCGACTTCGACCTGAAACTTCATACTGCTACGGTCCGTAAGATCACGGCTTATGTCATTGTGTCCGAAGAGATGCTTGACGATGTTGAGGGTCTTAATTCATA